CTCCCATAATATTTCCATATCCTCGCCGCCGTGCAGTCGCCATTTTTTCCCGTCATAACTCGGCACTAACCCAATATTCCACAGGTCAACCGCTGACTGAAACGGATACTCACCGGGTTTATGGTCTATGTCTTTCCACGTAGAAGTGACATTGCGGAAAATATATCCAGCATATGCCCCGCCCAAAGCCCTGACCGACACCCAGACTGGATCCCAGACCGACTCCGCGGCCGAAACCCCGAGCGACTCCCAGACCGAAGCCCAGACCGGACCCCAAGCCGAAGCCCAGGCCGAATCCACGGCCGCCTCCCAGACCGGACCCCAAGCCGAAGCCTCGTCCGGATCCCTGACTGACTCCCAGACCAAAGCCTCCACTGAAGCCCTGACTGACGGATCCCAGACCGAATCCCACTTCCTCAATAATGCAATATGTTCATCGGTTATTTTTCCAGGTGGGATGACATTGAGCGGGTTTACGGGATTACACGCGAGGCTATAATCCCACTTAAACACATCTTCCGGCTGTAATTCTCGTATAACATTCAACTGTTTAAATCCGCATTTTTCTGGGTCTTCCACAACAGGCTTCCCAGTCACTTCGAACACAGCGCATGGTATTTCTGCCCCAGCAAAAGCGTCATTCGGGTTGCGGGACGCATGGATAACGGTACCTGAACATAACTCCGGTTTCCCTATATTTTTCCTTCGCACTCTTTTCCCTATACTCTCACGGTAATTGATTGTTTTTCCCGTGAAAAAGTCCCACCCATCCGGGCGGGTGAGTTTATAGAATTTCTCACTCATAATTCCCCCTCATCCTTAACTGCGTGATACTTTTCATCCCCGATGTCGTCCGGGTCTTTGTAGTACACGCACTCCCCAAGGAGGCACTGTCGGTCTTCCCCTTGGAATCTACACTCATCCTTCGTGCAGTACTGGCTCATAAAACCTGCTTGCTTTGCCATTTCAGAAACTCCTTCCACCGACCATTTAAGAAGCTGGTCGGAAACATTGTCGTCTTTTCCCACGCCTCGAACGTTACGTCACGCTGCCGACTCACTTGTTTGCCAAAATCCAAGTAAGCCTTAACTGAATTGATTATCCTGGTTGGGTCAACGCCGGAGCGTATCATGTGGAGAAACACCGGGCGGGCATCATCTTCATGCGCATTGTTCGGGTACAGGTCCATAAACTGCCCAAACAACTCTGCTTCCGCTTTGTTTGGCGGCGGCTCTTTGGTTATTTTTGATCTCCATTTTTTTGGCTCATTAAGTTTGTAGTACGTCCAGCCCGGCTCGGGCAGGGACGTGCGCAGGATGATATTCTTTTGTTCAAGCAGCCGGATCGTCCGGGTTATGTGGGATTTTTGTATTTGTGTTTCTTCGCGCAGCTGTTCCAACTTGACTGAGCACATCTCCCGCTTTTCAACAATCATCAGCTCCGCGAGAGCGGCGAAAAGGCGCCACTCATACGAGGACAAGTTAAGTCTCTTTAGTCTTTTCAGTATGTTTTTAATCTCCATTATACACCTCTCTTTTTTCGCTTTATGGACCCCGGGTCGGCCAAAACCTTAAAATTCCAGGCGGTGGCCCTGAGGATAGACAGAAACTCACACCCTCCCCCGGACTTCATTTTCTTAAACGCTTCGCAATCGGGGCGGCAATACCGTACTTTGGTGCCGGACATCATAGACAGCCAGCAGATTGTTCTTTCTTCGTCAGGGGCGTCTGGCATCATAACGGCTCCATTGTGTCATCAAAGTTCATGGCTTCAATTTCAATCTTATCCATGTATTTTTCCTTCACGTCCTTGGGCACATTGTAAACAGTCCGAGAATAACAGCGGGGGTTATACAGCCACCGCTTACCTATGCGGACTTTGCCTTGCCCCTTCAAGGTTGCATTAAGCTTCCTATGCAGTTTATCGTACTCTCCCTTAAGCGGCTTCAACTCTTCGTGTCGCCCCACGTCTGCTATAATCTCCGGGTCATTAATCTCTTCCAGCGACTCGACTTGTCGATTGCCGGGGAAGCATTGCTTAACCAGGGGGCAGTCGTCGCAGGCGTCACACCATATCGGGTCAGGCGCTTCACTATAGCTTTCTAATTTCTCCAGTCGCGCCAGCAGGAACGACACTGTGTTTTCGTCCACGTCATCCCATATCAGCTTATAAGCACCGCTCTCTTTGTCTTTGAATATCACAAGCAGGTTCGGTATCCCCATCAGGATGTAATAACCGTGCAGGCTGTAGTAATAATCTCTTATCCAGAAGAACGGCGAGGACAGGAGTTCGCTCACCCGGCTGGTATGCCGAAGGGATCGGAACATTGCTGAGGAGCATGACTTGTAGTCAGCGATAAAGGGTTCACCGCCGACAGATAATATATCGTCAATCTCTCCGGTCAACGGCGGGCTCAGGGTCCAGTATCGCCGGGCTGGCTGCTCCAGGCGCCGGATATATTCATTATCCACCACGTTAACGTCAGCCCGCATAAGCTTTTCCTGCTGATGTCCCTCCCGGAATCGCCGCAGCTTTTCCACGGGGTCCCCTTCCGCCGGGCCAAACGTCTCCAGCCAACTCCACCTGGGGCAGTCCATCGCCCGCCCCAAGCCGCTAACCCGGAACATACCAGACAATTCTCTTTGCCTATCCAGGTCAGCCGCGATGTTATTCAGCGCATCCTGCGCCGCCTGTACTTTTTCTTTTAGGTTATTCATCCGGCCTCCTCTTCTGCGATCTTAATTGATTCACCCAAGAGCTCCATCAGAAAGCCAGCTGCTTCCATATCCAGAGACCCGGGGATTTCCGCATAATGCGTGTCATATTGGTTTTCTAAGCGGTCAATGATTTTCGTGAGCAGCTTGTCCCGGTCGCGCCCAAGTTCTGCCATGCGGTTAATCTGCTCATTTATCTTTGCCTTTACAAGCCCCAGGTCCTCTGGCTCCTCTTGGTTTTCCTCTTCATCTCCCTCATCGACAACTTCAGCGTCAACGATCTCCTCATCTTCCGGCCCTTCTTCTTCATCTTCCGCTTCTGCCGCTGGCTCCTCCTTCTTTTCCTGTTTCTTCTTCGTGTCAGCCTCGCTCTGCGCCTTCTCCTGCTTTACCTTACCCTTGGCCTTGGTTCCGCTTTTTTTCTCATCCTCCGGCTTCTCCTGCGGCTTCTCTTTGTTTTCCTCTTGCTTCGGCTCTGCGTATTTGATATCGCCCATCTCTTGGGCTGCTGGGATTTCATCAGCCGTGTATGGCATCCCGCTTATCTCTGCCGGGAAAGCCAAGCGGAAGCCCTGAGACAAACACACCTTCATAAGCATGGTCCGGGGCATTTTCTTCCAAAATTTAGTAATATTCCCCTTGCTTGTGTATTGAACGTACTCATCCCACCAGACCTCATGGTACAGCGGGTGGTTCCAGTCTTTCCTGAATATCTCACACCAAGCAACCAGCACCCGGTTACCCTTGCTGTCCTCTTCATATTTCAGGCCCTTCTTTAGTCCATCCCATTGCTTGGACTTTTCAGCCCGCTTAAGGTAAGTCTCGTAGCCCACTACGATTGAAGCCGGCTGATCCCGCTTGTACTTGATCAGGTAGACTTCCCTCTTGAAGGGGTTTAGGTCCCACAGGCGGCAGATTTCAAGAAACATCTCAATCTCTTCCCGGCTGGCGTACTCGTTTATATGCCGGGTCACCACCTCTGGAGTTAGTTTAATTTGCGGAGCGTCTATCTCCGTGCCCCGCTTCTCGATCGCCTTGTCGTTTTGTTTTGTCATTAGATGATCTCCTTAAAAATGTAGATTAATACCAAAACCGCAGCTCCCAGGCAGGATAAACATAGAATCCAACCAAGCAGACACGGCCAGTTAATGCGTTTTGTGATAAAATGCAATGCTTGTTTCATGCGCCCTCTCTATCCTATATAGGATTTAATTACCATTGTCAATGCCTTTTTTTTCATACAGCCGATACAGCCAACCCGAAAAAAAAGCGACGATAAACACCAGCAGCCCTTCAATCAAGGTTGCCTCTTTTTGACATGCTTATCTTCCGCTGTAGGTAAATATTTAGATTTGCATTTAGGGCAATATGCTTTATCGTAAGTTATATGCCATCCATATCTTTTCGCATAGCCATGAATTGTTTCCCCCTGAATATAACCCTTATGCTTAGCTTTGCAATCAGAACATCTTAATATTATTTTTATTCCATCAGCCATTGGATTCCTCCCTCCACTGCTTATAATGCGGTGATTGTTTGCCATAAGAACAATCAGAATAAACACTTGTTTTTCCGGTATATCCGCATGGGTGTTCTCCAGCGTAGGCTATCGCTTCACACTCAATAGGCTTTCCGCCCGCCTCATGCCACCAAAAACATGGCTTCTCAATTCTCATGGCCGCCACTCAATCTCCGCCCGCTCCTCCGGTGTTACCCGAATGAACAGCGTGGATGATTTGTTCTGTTTTTTATTTGTCATTATTTCTCCTCCTCAGGCAACCTCAAGCTAATCAAAACCTATCCCGTTTGCTCTTGCCCATTCTTCCACTTCCCCTAAATCCTGGGAGCTGAAAAGGATATTTTCTTCTCCGGTGCCGCCTTCATCGCAAGCGTCCGGGCACAAAACCTCCAATCTCCACCAGGGGGCGGCTTCTGCTTCTCCTGTAACATCGACTAACACAACCAAACCCAGCTTTCCGCAAAGTGCGCAGGGGCGCAATTCTGCCCCCGGCACTTTTTTGAAAGTTTCTACCACTGGGTCTTTCCATCCTTCCAACGGTTCGCCGTCTGGGTACACTCCAATGACAGACCCGTCTGTGTTTTTAACCTCACCGCAGGCAAAGCGCTCATATTTTCCCTCTCTCATGTCCCATTCCGCGCCGTTAATATCCATAGCCAGGATATACCGCTGTTGTTCGCCGTCCCCGGCCCCTTGCCAGTCACTCCAGGTGACGATTACATCGTTTCCGTCAATTTTTCTTGTTTCTTTTTGCATTTAATCCTCCAGGCCCCAAGCTTTACATTCCGCTTGTTTTGTTTCTTCCTTTATAAAGTGGATCGGATAGTTTTTCTCTCGCTCATAAGCATACGGGTCCTTTTTATACTTTGCTGGTATCCACCCTGCCCCTGCCATAGCTTCAATCGCAACAAAACGGCTATGATCCCCATAGCCATAGGCAAACGGGACCGTTAGGGTATCCGAATTGTTTGTTTTTGTTATCCGCGCTGAAAAGTAACTGTTCCCATTGGCTTTATCAAACCATTCCTTTACGTGGACAATAAATTTGATTTTCCTTGCTTTTTGCATTTTAGCCCTCCTGTTTGATTGTCTTTACCGCGGCATCCGCGAACGCGACCGCGGCACCCCATGTTTTAAACCAGGACCAGCCGGAAGACAACATATTCCGCAGGTCCCGGACCAGGACAAGATATACTTCACCGTCCGGACCCGAGAATTCCCGGCCGACTTCACGGGCATCGACTCTCAAGCAGCCGTGTGTACCTGCATGGTAATAAAGGTTTTCTGTTGCGGTTTGTTTCATTGTTTTTAATCTCCTTTTGTTAATTTGCCGTGACTCCGGATCACTCCGGAGTTTCGCTGGAGTCTCGCAAGCTCATCAGACGGCTTCATCCCCTTTTAGCCATTGTTTAATTGCACCCTCAAAAGTGCTGAAATAGTTCCCCCAAAAACAATCCCCGGTTTCTGGATCAAATGACCAAATGACGTATTCATCAGGTCGATCTGGAGCAGGATTTTCCCAAAAAGCAAATGTCTTGCGCCGATCATGGTTTACCGCAAGGCATAGAGCATTATTTTTAATGCGTTTCCCTGGGATAATTTCATGTTTTGCTTGTTTCATATTGAATCTCCTATTTTTGATTTTCGGCCATTGCCGTCACTCCTCTATGGAGTCACAAAGCCAAACCAGGACAAAAAAAATTACCCCCCCAACAAGCTATCTATATATATATACCTATATACCTATATTTTCTTATATTCTATATATACTTAGATACCTACCTATACCCAAAACCAAAACCAAAACATACTCCTCCAGGGGAGAGTTACCCTCCTCCCTCCCCTCCCCTACACTTCCTAATGTCCGACTCAGGACACCCGGCTATCGCGATAGATAGCCTATTCCGGATAGAGAACGTGTGTTATACGTATAAGTCTCTATGAGAGTATTTTCTTCATCGCGCCGGTGCACGTATGCGCGGGTATGCGCGGGTATGCGTGCGATCGCGCAAGGGACACCCCCTGGGGTATGGGGAATTTTGGCCTCGCGCGCGGGCGTAGAGTATATACCTTCCGGCAAAAATTCGCGGAAAATTTTAGGGTATTTGCCTATGGCCTGGTTAGGTTATTTAGGTAGGGGGGTTTTAGTCGTGGTATTCATAGACTTTTCTTGTTTTAAAGTCGAGGTAGAGTCGTTTATCTTTTGGCAGGTGTATTTTTCACGGAGCCAAGTGATCCATGGTTGGAGGTTACCTAGCTTTCTAGCGACGATGATCATATCTTCTTTTGACACGGGGCAGGTTGGCTTGGTTTTAGTCATGGGGGTCTATCTCCTCTAGGGTGGCTGGTACGATTTTGCTTGGGGTGTATTTGAGGTTGAGGTGCTTAAGGAGAAGGTTAATCATATTTCGCGCCCCGCTGTCGGCTGGTCTGACTTTTTTTGCATCAGTTTCCATTTTTAGCATCCGGCAGTCATGTCTCGCCGACGTTACTTGACTGGAGAGGTACTCTACCTCTCGCTCCAGCCTTTCAATTCTTCTGGCCATTACTTTTTTCTTCATGCTTATCCTCCTTTTTGGGTGGCCCCTATAGCGGCTGAGGTTTCCATTGGCGGCAGTCGATGAGATAGGATGAGGCGTTTACCTTTTCGCTCATGATGTAGTCAAACCACTCGGATTTTTTACAGGTGCAGGTTCCGGCTGGTCCGTAGATGTGGTCCCACCAGCGGCAGGTTCCGCAGCGCTTTTTGGGCTTCATGGTTTTAGGGTAATCCCAATGAGGATTAAATGTCAAGAAAAAGGTTGACAAAGCATTTTGTGTGGGTTATATAGTAGGGGCGATGCGAGGTTTTAGCGGTCAATGGGACGCTGTATCAAAGCAAACAAGACAAGTGTTAATCCCTGACAGAGTCTCATGCGTCCAGGCTGTAAGGGGGGGGTGCCTCTCACTGTCAACCCCTAATTTATCCGGGCACCTCCCCTGCCTCTCAAAATAAGATGGAAAACTGGGTAAACATAGCTCTTGGGATTAAAGAAGATATCCCCGCGTGTGATTTCAAAGAGACGTATTTTGAGGTGATACCGGCGGGAAAGGTTCGGTTCGGGTTTTATAGCCCGGAAGGAAGATTCCTTAGGGCGAAGTCGGTCGAGGCGCCCGTCTTGACTGGTTATATACAGAGGCATGAAAAAATGAGCAACGGGACACCCCCCACCAAAGAGCATATAGCCTATTTGGTCTGGATGGGAGTGTTGCCGGAAATAGGAGGTCGCTATGTCCAGGATTCAGAAACTACTGTGGTGGCTGTTCGGGATTAACAGCCTGTGGGGTAAGCTTTGGCTTAAGGTCTTTCATACGCTTCGACCTGTTTATATCCCGAGTTACAAGGCGGAGGCTATTGGGGAAACCCCGATCCCCAAAGAAAGAACGGTTCCGGAGGACCCCGGGGAAAAAGAAGATAAGCCCTACCCTGAGACAGATAAAACCCCGAAGGTTTTCCCTGTAGACCGGGTCATGGTTATAAAAAAACATCATGGGCGCGGATTCCATGTTTTTCCCTGCTTTCTCCCGGACTTACTGGTAAACCGGAAATTCAGATACCGCGACATAAAGTCTTTCGTTAAGCGGTTCGTGGATTGCAAAGCCGGGAACTCAATGCGGTTTTTCACCTCAGCTGTCCCTGAGCCGAAGCTTGTCCGTGAGATGCTCATGCCGTTCAGGAAAGACAGCGGCATTTATCAACTTCCGGCCCCAACGGCTTCCCCGGGGGATTTTTACAGGGCGCTGAACAAGAAATGGCTGAACATGGTCGTCTCGAGACTCAAGGTGTTTCTGGACGCGCGGATATTTACCATTATAGAACTTATCGACAACTGTTCTCTTCACATTCACAGACCCGGATATTGGAATGCACACTGGCTGAACCCGGCGAACAATAACCAGGATTTCCCGCGAGACCCGGAGGCCGTTGTCTATCACTATTATGAGTACTGGGCGGGGGGTGTTCACGAAAACCATCATCCGCAGAATGTCATTGACCAATATACGCGAGTCGGAACGTTCCTTGAGAAATTCTGGACGGTCATGATGGACGCGATAATTGCAAGCCTTAGCCCGACACAGCTCCAGTGCCTTGGCATCTCCGCGGGAAACGAGGTTAAAGCAGGTATCGGGTGGCACGGGCGTATGCTGGGGTTGATCCACCAGGCGCTAAAGAAGGGCAGCCCCAAAATGCCGAGGGCCTGGCGAGTCTTTACAAGCCCATGGATACACCCGACAAAAACACTCCCCGACAGCGAGGTCTTTCATCTTACAAGGAAAAAGCTCATGGGGTTCAGGCAAATTGTCCATGGCATATATAGCGAAAAAGAACGGAACCACGCCGCCCTTAATTGCTCAGACAAGGGCTTTATTGCGTCCCATGACGGAAACGCCGGGAGCCCAAAGGCCTTAGCTCTTAAGGTTCTTATGCTGAATCTTATCGAAAAGGGCCAGTCAGGATATGAACTTATGGAAGGTGTTTGGGAGCAATACTACGAACATGAACAGCACGGCGGGCCAGCCTATGATATGACAAAGATTGACTTAAATCCCGGGTCGTTTGCGATGAGGGAGTTCAGGCGGCTTGCCCGGAATTTCAACATCCCGGAAGGCCAAGATGAGTAACAAGCAAGGCATAAACAAAAAGCCTGTAGAAAGACCCGACATTAAGTCTGTTTGGGTTGAGTCAATTACCGAAGATGGGCAGCGGGGAGTGGCTAAGGTTGAGTCCGGGGCCAAGGGATTCAAGATTAGACCCGGCTTGGAATTTACCCACTATGATACACACTTGGGTGAATACGTCTCGTATCCATGGAGCCGGATAATCAAGATCGTCTACAACTACCCCAAGATTAAGCAAGTTAAGCTTGAGGTTCCGAAGGGGCGGAGTAATGCCTGAATACAAAATGAAAGAAGCTGCGGTAGACAAGAAGGAAGAAAAGCGCTTTCTTCCGCGAGAGGCTTATGAGTTCATGACGGAGAACCGGGTCACAACCTGCTCATATCCCGTCTGGATTCAGTATGTTGCGGCATTGATATTAGAGAAGCCCGCCATGGAGTTCCGCCTCCATGTCATCTACCACCCCAGGCATTTAGAGAACGGAGACTCGAATAAGCAGAACCTGATGGTTGTTAAAATAAAAACAAAGGACATCGCCGATGAGATTCAGCGCCTAAATGAAGACGGGTCTTTTGAGGAGCTTCGACTGACTCCACTGGAGATTCCTAAGCCCACGGAGGGTTCTTGACAATTATCAAAGCAGTCTATATCTTGACATTAGGAGGCAAGCATGCCACAGAAAGCATCTGATTTTATCAAAACCATTGAAGACGACCGGACGGACAAAGACGGAAATATCGTCCTCAGCGTCAATGAACTTATGGAGGAATTAGGTGGAAACACCGCCTTCTCCTTCGACCAAATTATCCAGCAGCTCGCAGCCTGCGATGACGACAGTGATGATTTTATCATCAACTATCGGGACCTTCGGTACAGGGTCCCTATTGACTCTATTCGAGAATACTTTGAGGAGCACGCTAAGCCAGAGAAACCCATGTCTCTAAGAGAAGAAAACAAGTATCTCCGAGACAAACTGGCTGAGGCCGTGGAGAGAATAAAGGCCCTGGAAAGCGGTCTCGGTGAGGCAAAAGCAAAAAAGAAAACGCCTAACCAGGCAAAGGAAGCCTACCAAAAAAAAGACCTAAAGACGGTTGACCCCAAAGTCAGGGCGCCAAGGGAACCCTCTCCTCCCCCCGCCGAGGACGAGGGCGAGCAGGGCTTAAGTGAAATCCACGACCAAATCAAAAGGGACTTGGAAGGAAAGAAAACAAGGATAGCCAACCGGGATGGGAAAGAAAGCGTATTATAAAACCCTAACCGTAAGGCAGCAAAAGTTTTTCGAGCTATGGAAAGCGGAAAACTTTGCGAAGAATAAACGGACAGAGTGCATGAGGAAGGCGGGCTACAAGAGCCCGGCATCCAACGCGACCAATATTCAGCGAGCAGTCGGTAGGCGTCTCAAGGATGCTTTGCGCCGGCAGGGCGTTGATCTGGATTCAATGGCGAAAGAGCACTCCCGTTTGCTTTTTAAGTCTAAGCACCCTAAATACGGAACGCCCAATGATACTATCCGTTTACGTGCGCTGGAATTGGCATATGAAGCCTGCGATGAAATGCCCGCCCAAAAAGTCGATGTCAATCAGCGGATTCAATCAGATTGTAAAGTGTCCGGGGAGGTCGCAGTCAAAGTGGCTGAGACCCTGGACCCGGCCAATATGATTGAAGGGGAAATCATAGAAGAGGAAAAAGAGGTGAAAGAGAAAGATGGCGGGCCTGCTCTCCTTCCTAAACAATTCACAAAAGACGAGCTCTTATAGCGAAGTTATCCCCGAGGACATTATGTCCTGGGATGACTGGCGCAAAAGGTCTGAAAGCCTTTTCTTTTTTTGCAACGTGGTCCTCTCCACCGTGTTCGGAGATAAATTCCAAAACTTTGGCATTATTCACCGCCACCTCTGTCGGTTCCTGACAGGCCCATCCCGAAGAAAGTTTATATCCGTTTTCCGCGGGTCATTTAAAACAACCGTGCTTTTAGGGTATTGCGTTTATCTTTACTGCTGGGCTGTCGCCAACAATACCCCCATAAGCATTTGCTACAATACCGCCACGAAAGAGAATGCAGAGCATTTCATGGAGGATTTCCGGGAGATACTGCGGTCGAGTAAGCTACTGCGATGGATTTTCCCTGAGCTCCCGGCGGTGAAAGAATTCCGCATTTGGCGTAAGTGGAAGGTCGAATATAAAGATTTTAAATTCCACGTGTCCTCCCTGGAAACAGCCACCGTTTCCCGGCACTACACCGTCATGATTAACGACGACCTGGTAAACGACCTTAACAGCGAATCAGAACTTGAGCGCAAGAAAATAATAAAATCCTGGCGCTACCAAAAATCAGTCCTGACGAAGTATAAGAAACTTGGGATCGGGCTGGAGGTTGATGTCGGGACCCCCTACCACTCGCAGGACCTGATTAGCTATATCTACAAGAAAGTGAAGTCATACGACAAGTTTGTCGTCCCGTACAAACTAGATGGGTACTTAACCTTCCCGGAGATGTATACTTGGGATGACTTCAGCGACAAGCGTGACGACCAGGGCGCCAGTATATTTGCCACTCAATACGAGCTTGTTGTCCTGGAAGAGGCCGACAGGCTCCTGAAGGAAGAGTGGGTCAGATACTGGAAGCAGCTTCCTCAGATATACCGGAGATACATGATTGTTGACCCCGCCGGGACAGAAGAAAGCCGAAACTGCCCCACCGGCATTGTTATATTCGACATAAATGAGGCTGGCGTGATCTTCCTTGTGTATGCGGAAGAGCTTTGGCTCACGCCTCGCGGCCTTATAAACAAAACAAAAGAGTTGAAGGAGGTGTATGACCCGGATGAAATATACTTCGAGAAAGAAAAGTATTCAGTCACTATAGCCGACACCATGGAGCACTTGGCTCCGCGACTGGAGTTTAGTTTCGTTACCCCGAAAAACAGGCGGAAGGTAGACAGGATATTGAAGCTCAAGCAAAAGTTTGAAACAAAACGAATCCTGTTTGCGGAGGGGATGAAAACCCTCATAGACCGCGGGGTCACGTTCCCGGACTCAGAATATGTTGATATGCTGGACGCCTTGGCTTATGGTGCGGAAATAGCGATACCCCCGCCCCGCTCGAGCAGGTATGGGCGGCGAGGGGAAAACAAGGAAAGGGAGCTGGATGAGTTTGAAAAAGAACTTCACCAAATCCAAGAGGTTATGAATCGCAGGGAGAATTATGATGCCTATTTTTAAGAAAAAAAAGCCGTATGTTTATACGGCAGGATTTGAGAAAGATATGCGTGGAATGCTGCTTAAATTGGGTGCCCTTGAGGCCATGAGAGAAGAGGCCTCAAAGCTGCGCACGCAAAATCAAGTGTTGACAAATAAAGTTTTAGACCTTATAAATAAGTTGGAAGTCAAGCCCACGACGACCGGAACAGCAGAACCGCCCAAGAAGCCGACAGACGAAGATTATAGGTTCTAATGGAAAAAGAAGCGAAGAAGAAAAAAGATGAGGGCAAGTCTCTTTCGGAATGGATTAAGATTGACGGCGAGAAAAAAGACCCCGAAGAATTTTGCTCATGGATTGACACTCAAGTCTTTCACCACCCGGTTGTAGAAAACCATCACGGCAAGTGGAAGGAAATCCTGGCTTGGGAGGAAGGCCATCAGTATTCTCTTTGGAATAAAACACAGGGCCGCGTTCTTCCTGTTGATCTAAACATCCGAAAAACGAAACTTGTAGTCAATGTCATAAAACCCCTGATTGAAACTATCGAAGGAAAGCTAAACTTTGAATATATGATCTCCGGCAAACCGAATTCCGGGGAAGACAAAGATATCCGGGGGGCCGATGTCGCCACAAAAATGCTTGACCACAATGATTACGTGGTCGGGATAGAAGACAGGCTGGAGGAACTTAAGGAAGATTTGCTCCGCCCTGGGAACGCTTGTGTCAAGTGGTGGTGGGACAAGAGCGCCAAAGGCCAATGGGCCCCAAAAAAGGGCGAGGGTATCGATAAAGAAAACACCCAGAACGACCCTGGTGAGGTTGCCTCAGATGTTATTCCTATATTCAACATGCGGGTAGACCCGACCGCGCGAAGGCCGAGAGATGCTCGGTGGGCGCTGGAAATCAAAGAGGTGAACCGCGCTGATTTACTTGACATCTTCGACCTCCATGGAATTGACCTGAAGGATATAGACCCGACGCTTGAGTTTCAGGACCTCGAGGAAAACAAGGACAGCTACCCTATCGTCCGCAACGTAGAGAGGAAGGAAAACCAGCATAAAGAGTCAACATATATCATCAAGGAATACTGGGAAAAGGCAAGCAAGGATTACCCGAAAGGACGATTTATCCTCACCTGCGGCCCCTATGTGCTTTATGCCGGGAAAAACCCGTCCCCGGAAGCCCTTCTCCCGTATTTTTTCTTTTTTTACAAAAAGCACAAGTACAGCTTTTGGGCCAATGGACCGGTCTATTATGTTATGGACCTGCAAAGAAACATCAACCGCACCATATCCCTTATCGCTGAACACATAGAAGCCTGGCGCCCCAAGATGGCGATCCCGGACGGCTCCTTAAAGCGTCACGCCAGCTTTACTGTTGGGCCTTTCGAGTTGGTCGAAATCGACACCAGCAGGGGAGACCCCAAGCCGATAACTATGCCGGAGCTCTCTCCGCAGGTTATGGCTCACCGCGACTTCCTGATAGCATCCGTAGACAGGGTAAGTAATATTCATGAAGTGTCTTACAGTCGCTTACCTCAGTATGCATCCAGGGCCCCGGCCTCTCTTTACTCTATGATGCTTGAGCAGGAAAACATTAAGCTGGCCCCTATGGTAAAAATGGTGAATAAGACAATACAAGACATGGCGGCCTTTCGGCTGAAGCTTATGGGGCAGCATTACAAGCGCAAAAGAATGGTCCGGATAGTGGGCATAGCCAAGTCCACCTCAGTTGACTTTTTCGACGCAGATGACTTGAATCACAATTATGACGTCAGGCTTGAGCGCGGCGTCACAATCAATAAATCCAGCACTATCCAGACTAGGCTGTTGTTGGAGCTCTGGGAGAAAGGTTTACTCAAGGATGCCGACCGTTACAATATCATAAAACTTTTAGACTTCGGGACGGCGGAAAACGAGATTCGCTCCGATGTTGTTGACCAGGAAAGGGCAAGACGTGAAAACTATGCGTTGCTCCACGGCGAATGGGATAAGTTGCCGGACTACAAGCCTTTTAACTTGGACGTAATGGAGGCCTTGGGGATGCAGGGCCCTCAGTTTGAAGCGATGAAAGCACAGATGGATACAGAGAAAACGTCGAAAATATACAAACATGACGATCATGCTTTACACTTAGATCAGCACACGACTTTGGTGAAATCTGAAGAATGGACCCAGGTTGACCCGGAGTTGCAAGTAAAAATGCTAGCGCACATTGAAGAGCACTTTTTCTATTTCCAGAATGAACAGCGTGCTCAGCAAGCGGCGCAGCACGGGCCGCCCCCAGCGAAGCCACCGGGAGTTAGTTCGTCTATTCCGCAGTCTGCGGGACCCGGAGGGACTTCCGGCGAACCCATGATCGAAGGGTTCCAGGGGGGACAAGGAGGGTAAGATGGCCAACAAAACCACCAAAAGCAAAGCCAGTCGTTCTAGAAAAAAAGAACCGACGCTGGCGAAGGATGACCTCAAAAGCATCATCGAGAGCGGAAAGACAGTAGAGCTTCCGTCCGATGTTGACATCGTTAAGTATAACGGGAGGTTGCGCAAGGTGCACAAGTATCGACCTACAATGGAGCATGTTTCGTCTATCTTGACGATTCAAGCTAAAACGGAAAAAGGAAAAATGAAATTCATGATTTCTACGCAGGATGCGTAGACTGGGAGTAAAAAGCAATGCCTATGCCTGAAAACCAAGAAGCAGAAAAAAAGGACACCGGTCAAGAGGACTCGAAGGCCAAAGCACAAGCCTTCATGAGTCCCGGCGCCATGTCGGAGTGGGCTGAAGAAGCCAACATCTTCGTGGATGAAGAGGCTCCCCCGGATAAACCCCCGGAGGCGGAGAAGGAACCCGAAGGTGACGACAAGTCCAATAAAAAGTCCGCTGACCCCAAAGCAACGGACGCTGATAAATCGGGAGAGAGTGAGAACGCCTCTCCCAAAGAAGAAGGTAGCCAAGTAGATGAGCGCCACACAGAGCGCTCCAAGACTTTGGAGGAACGCGAGAGAACCCTGAATGAGAAGGAAGAGGCGCTGGCCCAGAAACTTGACCAGCTTAACGAAGTCCTTTCTCGCGAGGGGCAAGGCCAACAACAAGCAGCCGACGGCAGTCAGCCTGCGGGAGAACAGCCACAGGAAGATAATATCGACCTTGATGAGATTGACGACCCGGCGGCACGTAATACCGTCAAGTCGCTGCTGAGTGAAATAGGCGGCCTTAAACGGCAAATAAAGACGTTTGAGAAATTCTCGCAAAGACAGCAGTATGACGAAGTCCGCAAAGGCTTGGAAGCGACCGTGTCGCAAGCACGTAAGGATTTTCCCTTCGAGGATACTATCGACAAAAAAACCGGAAGAAACGTTGCGATGGATGCCGTGGCTAATATAGTTGCGATTGAAGCGCAAAAGGATCAAGTGGCTCTGAAAAAAGACAAAAACTACAAAGTCCGAAACTTGACGGACTTGTTCTCTCATGCAGCCCGGTCAGTCCAGGCTCTCCAAGGGTCTGCGAAAGCGGACACTAAAAGCGAGCCGGTGACTGCGGAAGGCATCCTGAAGAACCACCCGGATATAGCCAAAGAGATAGGTGAAGCCTACCTTGCCAATTATCAAAAAGAACAGGCAGAGGAAGGCGCTCCAGTCCCCAGGGGCACAAGTCGAGAAGCCTCCATCGAAGCCCTGCAAAAACAGCAGAATAAGCGGAAAAACAGCGGGTCCTTGAGAGACCGCTTGGACGCCGCTATGGAAGACCCTGAAATTTACAATGCATTAAAAAAAGCTACCGCGAAAAGGTAATGTAAAAATTCAGGAGAAAAAAGAATGAGCGTTTTTAATATGTCTGACTCCGGCGTGACCAAGCTCTTCAATGAGTTCGTCATAGGCGGTGTCAGCGATCAAATCGTTGAGGAAACGACTCTTTATGGTCGTTTCAACACCAACACACGTGATTGTAAAGGCAAGTACGCCCTTTTCAAGAACCTAACCCAAACCCCAACCTCGGCACGTCCGTCCTCTACCTCCACTCTGCCGACCGCGCAGCAGGGCACTTACGATGAGTTCAAGCTCTACATGAAACGCGGCATGTACGCACAGTTGCAGTTTGACGGGCTAGCCACCGCCTGCGCAGAAGGCAAGGGCGCCGTGGTTGATGTTCTAGAACAGGAAATTCAATCAATCACGCTTTACATGTCAAACCGGATGAACAAGCAGTTCTGGGGAGACGGCTCTGGCCGCTTGGCCCAGCTCGAGGCCGCCTCCAGCTCAAGCACGACCGTCCAGATTGACGGGCCCCTGTTTGGGCAGGACACGAATGGGTATACCGACCCTGGCCAGTATATCAACCAGGGGCAGTACGTTGACATCTATGACACCTCGGGAAATCTAGAGGTTGAAGAGGTCGAGATTTCCACCTTGGCTGACGATGGCGATGGAACCGGAACCCTGACTATGGCTGAGTCCGTAACTGCATCCAACGACAGTTACGTGTTTGACCATGACACTTACGCTTCGTCAGAAGCCGCGGGGACTGGTGTCCCCATGGGGATTCACGGAATAGTTAACTCCGCGGACCCTTACGTCGGTATCACTCAAGTTTCCTTTCAGGGTGTTGACCGCGATACCTATTCTTGGGCCCAGGCGAACGAAGTCGATATGGCAGATGCCGCAATCACCAACAATAAGATTCTCCAGCTGGTTCACCAGTGTGCAAAATGGGGAGGAAAGACATCGGTTCTGTTGACCAACGAAATAATCTGGCGGAGTTATTACCAGATTCTCGAGGGCGACAAAACCATGCCTGACTCTAAGTCATACTGGGGCGGCCTTGAAGGCCTGACTTTCTACGGCGGGCGAAAAGGGAAAATCCCGATCATTTTCGATTATGATTGTCCCGACAACAGCATGTATGCTCTTGATGATCGCTTCATCAACGTGTACGCTCCCACCAGCAACGGCCTGACTTGGCTTCCGGGGCAAAAAGGCCCCCTGACTAGAGTATCCGGTAAGGACGAGTGGGTTGCGGGCTTGGTGTATTACTACAATTTGGGTACACCGAAGCCGAGAGCCCATGGTCGCTTGTATGACATCAAGCACGCGGCCAGTTAAGGGAGGGCATAATGGGATTCCAAGGACCTAAAGAAGTATTTAAGAAGCTACTCGATACATACAAGCTCACCTTCGACCACACGAACGGGACAATCGAACTCCCCATCGCTGTAAAGACAGCAGATGCCACGCTCTCTCGCTCTGACTCAGGGAAGATCATCACAACCTACGGGGATGCAAATGACATCGAGATTACGCTTCCCACCGCAAAATATAAGGGGTTTTTCTGCCTTATCGTCCAGTCAACGGATAATGAGCTGAAGGTGACTGCTGGAACAGCGGACACTTTAATAACTCACAATGACGTTGCTGCCGACTCGGTGGCATTCACCACCGGGACAGAGCAGATCGGGCAGGCTGTCCTTGTTTTGTGTGATGGAAATAAGTATTATGCCCTGCAAGTTACCGCCGGAACCTTTACGGTTGCGACATAATAGGAGGGTATAATGGGATGGCAAGGAGCGAAGGAAAATTTCAAAACGTTGATTAATGCGTACAAATTGACCTTCGATCATTCAAACGGAACAATAGAATTGCCTTATACGGTTAAGGCGGCGAGTGCTACACTGACCCGCTCTGACTCCGGGAACGTCATTACGACTTACGGAGCAACGGCGGCGGTGACAATAACTCTGCCGACTCCTGTATTTAAAGGGTGGTGGTGTCTGATAGTCAATGCGGTTGACCAGAACCTAACGGTGACCGCCGGGACTGCCGACACTCTTATCACCCACAACAACGCGGGAGCCGACTCGGTCGACTTCGACCAGACCAACAACAAAATTGGACAGGCCGTGCTTGTCATATCTGACGGCAATGCCTACCATGCGTTGCAGGTGACCGCTGGAACATTCGGCGTCAACGACGCTTAATAAGGCTGTTAGACTTTTTGGGCATAGCAAGGGCAGAGGGTCAGGCTCACCATAGCGGTCGCCTCTGCCCCCCTGCTTAAAACACGGAGGCAAATATGGGTTTTCTAAAAGGCCAAAGAATAGATGGCAGGCTGCAAGTCCGTCACGGCTTAGACTTCACGATGTGTCCTACATGGGCACTGGGGTCTAACGCCGAGATAAAGCTGAAAAACTCTCAGCTTATTGACGGCCAAACAGCTGGCTATATCTACTTTAAAGACGATAACTCCAACGAGCTTCTTTCTTTGAAAGAGGTGACGAGCGCAGTTAATTATCCCGAACTTTACGGGGGAGCGACTGGCTCTGGAGTTTATGTTGAAGCAAAGGGTGGTGACACGAATATCGATGTCATCATGAAACCGAAAGGGACGGGGGTAGTCAAGCTAGATAGCTTTGATGAGAATTTTATTATCGGGCTAAAAAGCACGGTTGCGCTCGGTGATTTCGTGCATAATGAAACAACCGAGACCGCCCTGGCTGCGGCGTATGCGAAAGTTTACGACGACTCCGCATCAGAGTACCAGCCCCTCGCCACCTCCTCAGACGGCGACGGCTATACGAATGATTTCCAATGCTTTCCAGACACCGAAGCGGCTGACGACTATGTTATGTTCGGCATGGACTCACCGTTCGGTGTTGTTCATTTCGACGTTTCAGCGACCGTTGGGGTATATAATGACGACGCCTGTAAATGGCAGTATTACGACGGCTCTGCTTGGCAGGACTTGACTATCATTTACGACGCCACGGACACCGAAGCATACGACGGCTTGCGTCCGTTTCAGGGCGACGGCTACCTTGTATTCTCTGCCCCAAGCGATTGGGCCGCGGCGACTTTCGATAGCCAAGAGGCTTATTGGATTCGGTCAGTTATTACCGCCGCCGAGGTCACCACTATTCCCGTACTGGCAGATGAACACCGGGCTGTTACGGCTCCGGCGGCCTCAGAAGCTCCGGCTGACGGGACAATCGGGCGAGGACGCGTTTCCTTTACCACCAAATCTGGCACGAATAACGATACAAAATTTGTCCTGCTAAACTTGACAACCGGAGAGTGTTCGGCAGAAAAAACAATTACGAAGGGGCAGCTAGAAGATGAGATTGCGAACCTTGCCCTTTCTGTATCGAAGGACGATCAGTTAATGATGTTCTATACTGCTATAGACACAGGGACAGAGTACGCCAATGGTATATTGGAGCTTCGCTTACAACGGAGCTATTCGTAATTAACCGGGGGAGGGGGAACTCTCCCCTCTTTATCATGACTGAGAAAAAGAGAGAACGCTTAGGGAGGCGGTTTTTTACCGGGGTGGTTATCATAGCCTTGGTAACAGTTGCCTTCTATTTCAGCGTTTACAGGGAAGCGGATTTTCAGTATTTTAAATACTATTCGCTGCTTGTAACTATCGTCGGTTTATTTGTCGGTGGGTATTTAACTGTCACCGATGTGATAGCCATAAGGAACGGAAAAAAGGAGAAATAAGCTATGACCCAAAAAACAAAAGATAATCGTGTAACACTTATGTTGTCGATTCGGGATCGATTCAAACTCAGGGAATGGCTTCCCCTTTATCAGGGCGGCCTTACAGACACTATCCTCATAAAGGGCCTGCAGGAGAAAATTGAGTTCACGGAAAATGAAATTGAGCAGTTTTGCATCAAGGACATTTACAAGGAAGGAAAGTCCGTGGGGACCCAGTGGGACTCTAAAACAGAGAAGCCCCTGCCCCTCAAGCTGAACCCCGCCCAAACCCAGGCACTCAAGCGAGTCGTGGACATGGCAGATAAACAGAAGCTGATGAACCTAGACAACGTTAGTTTGGCCGTCAAAATCCGGGACCTGAAGGAGAAATAAATGCAGGCGCCAAAATGGTTTTTGCGCTCACTCTCTCTCCTGGATAGAGACTATTTCCCCGAATGGGACGAATTGAGCAAGGGCTGGTATATTCTAAAGCGAATGGAAGTTGAAAAAAGGGGGGTTCACATAAAGAACCCGCGTGTAGGGTGGTATGAACACCTGAACGAAAAAACCCTTGAGGACCTCCGCCGGCGGAAATGGCTTGGTCGTAAGTATGACACGGTTAATCACCCGGAAAAGTTTCTGAACATGTTAATCCAAAACAACAAAGAAGCGACCCTGAAGCGAAAAAGGGAAGCTCTTTATAAGATGGCTGACGGGTTAATGATCGGGCACCGGGCCGGGAGTCAAATTAAGTTTGACATAGGAGCATCTTATGACCGAAGCCGAAATCAGAACCGCAGTCCACAACCTGGTTAAGGAGTATTCTACAGACACAGGAGCTCTACTGGGGGCAGACAACACCCTCATTGACTTTTTCATCGACACCGCCATGGATGTGGTTGTTATCGACTTGGTGGAGTATTGCCCGGAAGAGTTTGTCACCGATGAAGATGTAGACTTAGTTGCGGACACGGCGACTTTCACCTTCTCCAACACGAATTGGATACAAATCCGGGCGGCACACAAGAATGAAGATGACGAATCAAAAACACCGATTCAGTATATAGAGCAGACCGACCTTGACAAGTTTTCGTATGTCGGGCAGACCGACGCCGATCCTCTTCACTTTACCAGGAAGGGGGGGACCATGGTTTGGCTCCCAACGCCGTCGGGCGCCGTAACAGACTACGCTAAATTCTGGCTTATCCTAGGGGACTCCATGGCGGAATCCGGGCCGTCACTTATCCCATCTATCGCCCATCGCCTCATTCCGATGATGGCAGCAAATATCATTCTTATTACCTTTGAGAGCACTGAGGCTAATAATATTTTCCGGCTGTATCAGTACATGCTCCGCAAGGTTGGGAGCCTCTTGAGACATCGGATGCAATTTCAGCCTCAGTATTTAAGAAGAGACCCTGCCACCCACCGGTCGGTGAGAGAACCCACTGAATACGATCCTTTCAGCAGGGGCTTTTTCGGGAGCGAATGAATGCGGGACAGGCTTAGAAATCTACGGGTGTTGCGCGGTCGTGCCAATGGTGGAGTGGATGAGGTTTCCCGCGCGGTTGACATCGCAAGGAATGATTATGAGGCGATGGAGAACATGCGTCCGACAAAAGACGGAAAGTGGCTGGAGAAACGGGACGGCCTCGCCGCCGTAACCACCACCTCGATAACAGCCGCGGGCAAGCAGATTTTGGGCTACTTCACGTGCCATGATGACAGCGACGACTTTATCCAGATAGTCGCAACAGACACGGCAGTCTGGCGGAAGGTCGGGGCGGCGGCATGGGCTTCTGTCCACACCTGGACAAGCCAGATGTTTCACCCGATAAAAATCCACCATTTCCAGGACAAGGTTATTATCGTAACCGAAGAAGATAATATCATGTTCTTGGATCACGGGAGCGGGACTAAGGTTCAGCTCGGGATAACAGCGCCCACGACGATTCCGACCTTGACCGGGAGCTTTGAGAATACGGCTGCGGTAGACGAGGATTTTGACTATGCGGACACGGCAGCCCTAACCTCCGCCGGCTGGGTGGATGATGATAGCGGAGGGACGTCCGCGGTTTCAGCCTCTGACCCAAACAGCACGGCTGGCCCAGATGCTGACTCTAAGTATCTTCGTTTTTACGACGGCTCTCCCGGAAGCGGGCGGTATGCTTCTCGGTACAAGCTGGCCCCCGACATTCCCAGTGAATTCGATGTTGAGCTTAATGTTCACTTCGATGACGCAGGGTACCAGCCGTGGAATGGCGACTTTCAGCTTCATGTTTACAACAGCGTTTATCATTTTGAAATCATCTTCTGCTCTTCTTACGTTTGGATACACAACGGCGTCCAATACAAAGAAGTCTGGAAGCCGCCGGGAAATAACATTAAGGACAAGTGGTGGAATTTCAAGTGTCATTGTACGGAGAATGAAATCAAGTTTTATGTCGACGAGGTTTTAAAAGGCACGGTGACCGGGTTCAGTCGTGCGGAAACGTCAACGACCAGCCGGGTCCAGTTGAAGCTGAAAACGGGGCACGCGACTTACGGCGATGGAGATGTATACATCGACAGCATTAAAATCTCAGGCGGGGGAGGAGGCACGGGGAACCTGAACGGGACTTATCGGTATGCCGTGACCTATGCGAGGAATTCAGGGAACTATCCGGGCGAGAGCAACCCCATCAAGGCAACGATAGGCTCAGCGACTCAAACCGGGACAGGCCTGGATGACATGACTGTATCCGGAACGTATACCGGGGATGAGGAAAAAACCATCCGCGTCCAGATTGACGGGACGGGGACCCCGGACACTATTAAGTGGAGCGATGACGGAGGGGAGTCTTGGCGGTCTTACACGTATGAGCTGTCCAGTAAAATGTATCTTCCGTGGGGTATAGAGTTGAACTGGGGCGCGACTACAGGGCACACCTTGGATGATTACTGGGAGTTTACAGCTTATCCATGCATTATCACCTGCACGAACCAGAAGGTAACCCTCTCCGCTATCCCGACGTCCTCGGACGCGCAAGTTACGCAGAGGAAGATTTACCGCACAAGGTCCGGGGGAGTGGCTTATTATCATTTGGCGACCATAAACAACAACACGACAACCTCTTTCGTGGATAACTTCACAGACGCTGCTCTTGGGTTAACCCTGGCGGAAGATAACGATGTCCCCCCAAACGGGAAGGCCTCCGCGGTGTTTGATAACAGGTTGTGGATTTTAGATGATGACGAGAATATACTTTACTTCAGCAAGGACGCAAAGCCCGATCAGTTTAACCAGTCGGGGGATGGTTCTAGATACATCAGCCTTAGAGACGGTTCCGCAGATGACGAATGCACTGGCATTATCCCGTATTCGGGACATTTGTTTGCTTTCAAGCGGGACTCTATCCATCAAATCCGAAAGAAACTAAGCGATGTCTACGGGAGATATGAGGTTGTTAGCGGGCTAGGCAACATCGCCCCGTTCGCCCTTGTCGAGGTCTACGGTCTTCTTCTTTTTGTTTCCTGGAGAGGATGGGAAGCCTTCAATGGGGAGCGGCCTTATGCTCCGGAGTTCTCTTATCCTATATCGGTTACCCTGTCCACAATCGACAAGGATTACACAGACAGGATTTCCGTGGTTCACAAGCCGGAGTTCCATGAGGTTTGGCTTTCCATCCCAAACAGAACCGGGTCGGCTGACGCCGTGACCGTGGTTAATAACTATTACACCGGGAAATTCTACACATTCAGCTTTCACAAAACCCCATCATGCTTGGTGGCGGCAAGGGACTCTAACAAGGAGCGTCAAGTTTACCTAGGGACTACTGATGGAAACCTGTATACAACCGACTCAGGCACCCAGGACGGCACGACAAACATAACCGCGACCGCAAGGTCGGGTTTTCATCGTTTGAGCCGCAATGCCCGCGTGGTGCGCTCAGATTGGGAGTTTGAGGCGCCGGACGGGAACGCTTGGACAATCAATCATTACATGGATTTCGATAAGGATAACAAAAGAACGGTTACGCTCTCGGGGAATGACCCAGCCACCACAGACCAAGAGTATCGGCAAGTTCAGCATAACCGGGATGAATTCAATATCCGAGGTGAATACCTGGCGTTTAAGATAACAAACGCGCAGAATGTCGGGTCTGACATGAAGATCGGCAAATGGATTTATGAGTATCAGGACTTGCACCTCAAGGGGGACGTGGCCGGTGACTAAGATATCCAAGAAAAAGCCGGGGGCCCGCAAGCCAGGCAATCCCTTCCTGGACGCCACCTTCAACCTCAACCGTTTTGCTAATGAAAAAGGCATGAGGCCGGATGATATTGCAGAACGCACGGGAATTCCGACAAATGAGCATATCGAGATTCAAACTATAGAGGGGATGACCTTCCTTAAGCTTGACGACACTCCGGATGAGTATACCGTCAGTAAATATCTCCGGGTTAATGAGGACGCAGACGCTATAATTTTCGACGACTTGGATGTTGAGGTGTTTTGGGCGAAAGGGTCTGAGTGTATTTATTACAAGGACAGAAATGTCGCCGTAGGAAAAACGACTGCCGACTATACGTTTGACGTTGAAGGGACGGTCCGGGCGACAACGGCCTTACTCTCTGACGCCCACGTAACAGCCGGAAGCTACGTCAAGGCAGACACTTACGTTGACGCCACAACGTATTATAAATTCGGCGGGAATAACCTATTATGGATAGAAGATGATAATAATATTATTCTTGGCGAGGACATTCTTGGCGGCGACAACCTGTCCGGCGTTAATTTTTCAGGCTCATTCTTGGGGGGGTACAAAGCGGCATGGAATGCAGAGTGGAGTCTAAGCTCTGTCGTCATCGGCGCTTATGCCGGTTATCATGGATCCGGGCTAACAAGGTGTGTTTTTTTAGGGCATTATGCTGGGGACGGAGAGGCGGCCGCAACAAACAATGATTACACAAACACGATCGCGATTGGATGGCGCGCGAGGCAAGAGGGGAGCGGTGACACCTCTGGTGTTTACATTGGAAATAGCGCAGGGAGGTTCTTAGGCTACGGTCAGGATCGCATCTGTATCGGCCGCAGCGCAGGACGAGGACGAGCAACGGACCCGACGGGGTACCTGAACAGCACATATAGCTATGGTATTTTTATAGGGAGCTCTGCGGGCGGGAGCGGAGCTGCGAACATCACTGGGGATGATGATGTGGGCATAGGAAGAAACGCTCTTCATTCCGTCACCTCTTCCGCGCACAGTATTGCCCTTGGCAGGAACTCTTTATACCAAGTCACTGAAGGCTCTGGCAATATCGGCATCGGTGGATATGCTGGAAACACCCTCACCACCGGGACGTACAACATCCTCCTTGGCTACGACGCAGACACGGACGGGGTTGATTACACAAATTCAATAGGGATCGCATACCAGGCGGCAGTGACAAAAAGCAACCAAATCGTGCTTGGGAACTCTTCTCACACGGAATTTAAGATGCCGATGTTTGGGGCCGGGTCATTGCAGTCGGATGCGGACGGAGTCGTTACCGCAAGCGGTTCTTTAGGGTTAGGCGACCCGGGGGCAGACAGGATTGCGTTTTGGGACGACAGCGAATCATGCTTAGCTTGGCTTACTCCCGGAACGGGGCTTTCCATAACAACGACGAATCTTAACGTAGACGTCGGTATTGCGAATGACAAAATCGTACAAGTTGACCAAGGGGCAGGTTTGACCGATGACCAAATGGTTAGGGCCACAGCCAACGGTATTGAGTCTATTTCCGATGCTGATTTATTAGCGCAGCTTTCAGGAGATGCCGGTGCGGCCTTCGATTGGAACGACCAAGACCTCCTGAAGGTTAACTCTCTGGCTGGCAAGGAAATATCAACACCAGCAAATCCGTCCGCAGGGTATAATAAATTATATTCCAAATCTGATGATAAATGGTATACCCTGGACTCAGACGGTAATGAAACTGAATTGGGTTCAGGCGGCGGCGCGTCTGCTTTCACGGATTTGACCGATGTACCAGCCAGCTATTCAGGAGAAGGTGGCAGTTTGGTTGCAGTTAATGATGCTGAAACAGACCTTGAGTTTATAACAAATGATGCTGTTACATCTTTGTGGGGAAGGGTAATGATTGATGAAGATTTTGAATCTGTGTCAACAGGTGATATTGATACACAGGGAAGCTACCCTAATTTTGACGCTTTCAGTGTTACAGCAGATGCGAGTTGTACGGCGGAGGTTGTAGATGATTCAGGCAACCAAATATTAAGATTATCAGATTCAAATGCAAGCGGACATGTAGAGGCACAGATAGATGTTAGTGACCGTGAACCAACAAAATTTTACTGCTCATTTAAAATGCGTATTAACAGTACATCATTATCGGGGCTGGTGATATTTACGCATGCCAATGCTAATTGGTGGCAATTTTATTTCCGGGGAGCAGATTCAACAATAAATTATTACGATGGCACCCGTCAATCGTTGACAGCATTTTCAGCAGATACATGGTATGAGGTAGAAATTTTGGTGGATACGCAAACCGCGTCAGAGCAAATCTCAATGTGGGTAGATGGAGCATATGAATATTCAGAAGCTGGCCCAAACGTTGGCGGCTTCCCCTTAGCTTCCATCAAATTTGAAACTGTAGATGCAGATGATGGGGTTGTATTTGATATCGATGATTTTAAGGTTATTGACTTGTCACGGCCATATAGCGGAACGTTGCAGGGAGTAGAATTCGATAATATTAAAATTAAAGATGGTGGTGAATTGCGTTTATACGATGTCGGCGATTCTAATTATGTGGGGTTTGAAGCTCCGGCATTGACAGCTAATCAAATATGGGTTTTGCCGGATGCTGACACTGCAGGCCCAGGATGCCTAAAATCTGATGGTAGCGGAAATTTAGGGTGGACGAGTGCGGTAACCGGGATATCATGGGGCGACAATTTCACCATCGGCACCAGCGGCACTGGCCTTATTGGTTATTATGCCAATTTTGGCGCAAGTATGGCCGCAACAATCGGCAGTGGAAAAACCTACTCAGACTGGGCCGATATGCTGTCATCTGCGCCGTCATTTTTTAACGGCAATTCAACAATTACGATTGGAACAGGTGAAACCTTATCGGAACATTGCGAATGGAAGTATAGGCATGGGATGGGTGATTATACCTTCACCATAGAGGCCGAGGATTATTTTCCGCAATCCGGTGCTATACCAACAGCCTCTTCTGCGACAGCAACAACGCTTGTGGATTCAACACAGGCTTGGGCGGTTGACCGGTTTATTGACTGCTGGGTGCTGATAGTGGACGGCACGGGAACCGATAATGGGTTTGTGGCGATAACTGATAGTGACGCTACCAGCGTTACCGTAGCCTCCTGGCCCGGAACCCAACCAGACAACACCAGTAGATACATTATTGTCGGTGCTCTGATAGACGGGGGCAATTCCAGAAATTACGGTATGAGTATTGAGGGGTGCACCATCCCTGTTCTGGTCAATGGAATCGGGTTTAAGGATTGTACTACCAGTGGTTTGATTAGTCAATTTGGAGCTTATACGTATTTATCATATTGCGGGTTTTATAACTGCGATAAAAGCGGAGTCAGGTTCACAAGCGCTTATCGGAGCATACTGCAGTATTCCGGTGTAGTTAACTGCAATACGGATAACGGAACGAATGATGGAGGATGCAGAATAGACGGTATTAATTACGCTTCTGTCGTTGGGTGTGCTTTTTCAGACAATAACCGAAGAGGTATACTGGTAGAGAGGGGCCATGCGGCAATTAACAACAACTTCGGTGACGGAAACGGAACCTGGGGCACATACGCCCAAAATAACGGGTTTGCAAGCGCCGGCGGCACGGAATGTTCCGGCTCTTCCGGCAATCATTCAGATGCGGGCACAGCGGGGAGTAACAGCGCAGACCAAGCCGTTGTGTATTAAAGAAATGGAATGAATAAAATAACGATAAACATAGAGGAGATCAGGAGTGCTTGACCAAGCGACGCAACAAGTAGTACAGCAAGCCCAAGGAGTCGTATATGGCGGGGCCGGGGCCCTAGGGTTGTTAATCTTATCCAATGTCGGCCAATGGATAAAAGAGTGGCGCCGCTCCCAAAAGATTGATAAAATAAACGAAAAGCTGGATAAGCTGGTCGAGGCCAACAGTAAGCAAAACGAGAGGATTGTTCACCTGGCAACTAAGCAAGACAGCTTTTCAGAGTCATGTTCTTTAGAGAAGACAAGGAATGATGTCCGAATCCGCTCGATTGAAGATCGGGTTTTAGACTTAAGCAAAGGAAAGGGAGGTTAACATGCTACCGTGGTGGGGAACTTTACTAATGGCCTTGGGCCCTTCCGTGCTGCAAATGCTTACAAGCGGCGGCAAGGACGGCAACCAAGACCAGTACAAACAGACGCAGGAGATGACACAAAGCCCCAGGGGGTATCAGTCTCCCAACATTGGCTTGCTTGACCCAGCCCTTATGGACATGCTGATAAGGAACGTGCAGAGCTTTAGTGGCGCCGGGATGCCTGGCGGCGGCAACATGCCGGGCTATTTAGGCGACATCCTTGACATGCTCGGCGGTGACGCCGGTGGCCTCATTGACGCCTACAAAACAGGCAGCGCAAAGGAAAAAGGGCGTTCGCCGGAAAGAGGCAAGCGAACCCGATCATAGGAGGTTTCTATGGGCTATTTCTTAGGTAAAGGTGCAGGCGCCCCGGTTACATTTGGGCCCACTGAGGCGAATCAACCCGCCGGTGACGCCGGGAGTGCGACAGCAGAACAATGTAGGCAAAGGTGTGACGAGCAATACCGGCAAATGCTGGCTGACGCAAACATCTCTAACGAGCGCGCAGAGCGAATGTGGAACCGATGCATCCAGCGGTGCGAGGATATCACGGGCCCGCACCCTGATGACCCAATTAACCCGCCGGATGACCCTGCGACGCCCTGCCCTGGAGGGTACAAGCCTAAACTCATAGATGGAGTGCAAGTCGTGCCCTGCAAGGAAAGCTTTGTTCCATTTACTGCTCCTGATGGAGGGAAGTGGTGCTGCCCGCCGCCGGACGACCCTGAGGACGATGGGGTCCCGTGCCAGGGGGGATACAAAGCACGCGTTGTGAACGGAAAGATAGCGCCTTGCGATGCGGGGTACATACCGACAACCACCCCCAACGGAGACCGATGGTGCTGTCCGCAAGGAGGCCCTGACGACCCCGACACACCGGGAGGAGAGGACGTCCCGTGCGAGGGCGGTTACCTTTTAGCAAACGACCCGGTAGAAGGCGGCGGCGGGAAAATCTGGACAGACAGTGTTATTAAGGCCAGCGACGGGTGGTATCGGGACTCAAAAGCCCAGTCTCATAAAATATGGCATCCCGATTGGGGCTTCCAGCAACTTGAGGACGTGTATGCTTATATTCAGGGCAAGGGAGACTTGACCCCAAACAAAGGCAGCGCTTGCAAAAAGGGATATAAGAAAACAAACATAAATGGCGAAGAGTGGTGCTGCCCCGGCGCAGAAGGCGGCGGTGGTGGCGATGGTCTTGGGTATTTTCAATGGCCCGACGAGCTGATGAACCTCTACCGCAGCCTTGCCCAAAGGGGGACAGACCTGCTGGGGAAAGAGCCGGGTTTTTCTGATGAGGCTATACGGACAATGTTTGGCCGGGATTACGATAAGGTTCGGCAAACGGGCGATCTCTCCAGAGAGCGGGTCATGAACCAGCTCCAAACAGAAGGGCTCGCCGGAACCGGGACATCACAAGACGTCGGTATGGATACAGCCTGGCAGACAGAGCGGGCTCTCAATGATGTTATGGAAAACGTCTTTCTCGCCAATGAAGAGCAGAAGAGAGAGGACTTGAACCTCTACACAACCTTGGCTAACATGATATTGGGCTCAGGCTCTGGCTTCATCGCTGGAGGGGAAGCCATAAATGCTGGCCGCCGGGGAGAGCAGCAGAATAGCTTACAAATGCTCATGCAGTTCCTTCAAATGCTGCTAGGATCATACGCACAATAGGAGGCATAAATGGATAAAAACACAGGCGGAATGAGCCTTATCGGGCGGAAAATAATGGAGCAGATGAATAAAATCGGGGAGCCGCGCACGGCCACGACTACCACCACGATGGACGTCCCCAAGCCAAGCATCGACTTTGGCCAGCTTGGGATGCTGCTGGCGATGATGTTGAGCCAAGGCCAACAGCCAGGGACAGAGAAGCTTTTGGAGACCCCTGTCCCACCGGGAAGAACCGTGCCGATGCCCTCAGGCGCAGGCGTCCAGGGGGCCGGAATGGCAAGCGGAG